ACCAATAGCAGAAACATATCCACCAAATACTAAATCATTTTCTTTATATTTATTTTCATACAACATAGATGTATATTTATTTTGTATATTTTTTCCCATTAATCTAATATTACTAATATCTTTATTTGCTTTATTTTTAGCTTGTTCATTTATATTTAAAAAACTTCTACTATCATCAGAATATCCACTTATAGATTGCCATGCTAAATTTTGAGCAATAGTATCATTTAACATTTCTTTTCTAGCATTTTCTTCTTCTAATGCTTGTACAGCAGCTAGTTTTTTTTCTGTTTCTAATCTATAATTTTCTCTTGCTAATGCTCTTCTTTGTGATTGCACACTAGCAACAGTACCTACTGCACTTACTATTGCAGCAGCTGCAAACATTGTTGATGCATTAGCACTCATGCGAACTGTAACTCCATAGCTATTCCTAATACCTTTAATGGTAAAGGATCGTTTTGGCTAATAGTAATTGTAGGATTTTTACTATAACCTAAAAAATTAAATTCTTTTTTATCTGTAACTGGACTAATGTCTGTACCAGCAGTAAAACCAGCTTGTTGTATTACTAACTCTTTTGAATTTAAATCTTGTGCTTTCATAGTTATATCTAAACCACCAGATATATCTACAATAGCTTTATTAACTCGTCTAGGCTGTCCTGTTAATGGGCCTGTATCTATTTCTTTATCTATTGGCATTGTTTCTAATATAGGAGTAAAATTAAATCCTACTCTAGTTCCAGTTGGAAAAGGAGCAGAAGTTAATGTTATTCTATTATTACTATCTACTGTAAATTCACCTAAAGATCCATTACCATATACTGCAAATACTTTATCTGTGTTTTCATAAATTGCATTTACTGTATGAACAAATCCTTCTACAATAGTTATTACAGCATTATTACTAGGAGAAACTGCTAAGTTTTGATCTAATGTTAAATCATATCCAGCAGCAGTTTGTGTTACAGCAGTAATAGTATATTTAGTTGCATTACCAGCAATAGTAAAAGTTTCTTGTATAGCTGGTGCAGAACTAAATCCATCTACGGATAATGTGTTTCCTGTTTGACTAGCACCATTTACTAATGGTGTTCCTTTTTGAAATACAGTAGTAGTTGTAGAACAATCAAGAGTTATAGAATCATCATTAGCATATCTTTCTAAAAAATATTTTGTACCAGAAGGTACTATTCTTTTTACTATAACAAATAATTGATCATTTAATGCAGCTATACTATGATATTTATCTCCAGTTTGTGTTTCCCACATAGTCCAACCAGCTATTTTTTCATCACGAATAGAATGAAATACAGCTAATTTACCATTATCATTAGTTCCACTATTTAAAAAAAAAGCAAATTGTTCTGGTTTAGTTTCATTACCTGTCATCATAGATAATTGTTTTGGTGTATCTATTAAATGAGAAGCTAATACAGATACACTTGTAGATCTATATGCTTGTTCAACATCTGAAAATACATATTCTCTAATTGCTTTACCATTTTTTTGACTAAACAAAGAAGCTCCATCAAAAGGTATTGGTGCAGCTCTATTGCAGCCATAAGGTGTTTGTCTAAGAAATGCTATACTTGTAGGAGTAATTGCAGCAGATTGTGATGATACAGGTACATAATACTCACCACTGTCAGTAAATATTTGTAAGTTACGAGAAGATACAAAATGTCTTATTTCATTTACTGTATCACTTGCAATAGCTACATTAATACCTTCATTAGCTAAACCAGTTCCTAAATCAAAATTAAAGTAACCTCCAATTTGACTAGCAATAACAGCAGAAGGTTTATCTCTTACACCTCCAAACCATAATCTATTGTCATGAAATGACACTGCCTGGGGGTAACCTCTTTCAGCAGATATTAATTGTTCTTCCCAATCAGAGTGTGGGCCTGTGCTTACAGTATCTTCTATAACAGTAACAGTTACTTCAGTAGCACTTGTAAATCCTGTTACTTTAACTTGTTTACCATTTACTCGTAAATATGTACCATTATGATTTGATGTAAAAGCATCTGCACTAGCAGTAAGAGTTCTTCCTGTACCAGTTGCATGAGTAGATAATGTAACTGTAATTGATGAATCTGCATATTTATAAAATGGTTGTTCACTTTTATTTACACCACCTACTGTAACTGTATCATCTTCTTCAAAAGCAAATGCAGATACAGTAAATGTAGAAGCACTTGTTCTTTTTATTTCTCTAATAGGATTATTTCTATGCGTTAAAAAAACTGTGTCACCAAACTGTGCAAAATTTAATTCAAATAATTGAGCAGTAGTCCAGTTACAATTAGAAGTTATATTAGATTGTATTACAGCACCAGCATTAGAATAAACATCAAGTCTATTGTTTGATAAAACAAATAAAGCTACTTCATCATTAGAAAATATAAATGGAATTATTCTACATTCTGCTGGCATTGTAGCCATATACTCAGTAGCTGGTCTACGCATTACTCCACCTTCATCTAATAAATACCAATTACGAACTTGTTTACCACCTTCAAAATATGCTTTAGCATCAGTTCTAGCATTAAGAAGATTATTAATTTCTCCAGCTGAAAAATTGGTATATACTTGTCTTACTTTTCTAGGCATTATCCGACTACAAGTCCACTACGACTGCTTCTTCTTTCTGTTATAAATCTATCAGTAGAAAGTGTTTTGGTAGTAGTTTCTTGTGAGTCAGTATTTTTAGCTATTAACATTTGTCTTTCACTTAGTTGATCAAATTCTCTAACTAGAGCTGCGTCTCTTGCTACTGATCCACCAAAAATACTAGCCAATTTATATTCTATTGCTAATCTAAAATGAGGAGGAAACTGATCTTCGCTTTGTCTAAATATATAATCCATTATAACTGTGCTTTGAGATCCAAAACCATCTAAATAAATTTTATCTTCATATCTATTATACTGTATTAATGCATCATTAACTGTAACTGCTAATATTTTTAAACATTCAGGATTAGCTGGTATTTGATATGCATATTCAAATCTACCAGTAGGAGAGTTTGCTAACAAAGATAATTGTTGTTGCCCTGTTGCAAATCTCCAATTATGTCTAGTTAAACTAGATTCAATAATTTCTTCGTATATTGTATTAGTTACGTTAGCTTCTGTTGTTCCATCAGTAAATGAAGCAATAGGATTTGCACCTATCATTACTAATGCTCTTGAAGCTATATCTACTTTTGTTACTGCCATATTAAGCTCTTTGTCTTAACTGTACTCCACCTTCAACATTAGGAATAATAACAGATAAATTTTTACCAGTAATATTAGATATTTTATATTTCTTTGCTAAATTCATTACTGTATCTTTAAATTCTTTACTTCTTGCTTTTGGATCACTTGAATCTAAAATACTATCTAATACTGCTAATTGTGTTCTAACATCATCTATTTCTTTTTCAGATAATTGTTTTGCACTAAATACAGCATTAGCATTTTTATCTCTATAAGTTGTAGAAAATCTACCATCACTCATTCTTGTAACATTATATTCTTGTTCTGGTTTTGTATTGGATTTTGTTAATGATGCTGTTAATGCAGCAGTTCCCATAGCAGCTAAAGCTCCTACACCAAAACCTATAACTTCATCTTTATCATCACCTACTAAATTTGTTGCTGCTTTTTTTGCAGATCCTATTGGATCATCTTTTATTTTTTTAGCAGTTTTAACAGTTTTATCACTTACATTTTTTGCAATATTTACAGCTTTACCACTTACTTTTGTTGCAGTTTGTCCAGCAGCTCCAGCCATAACATTTGGAATTGCATCTACACCTTTAATATTTCCTCTTATATTTTTTCCACTTGGATCTTTTATTTTTTGTGCATCTTTTAAGATATTTTCTTTAGCACTTTTTTTTACTTTTTTACCTTGAGATTCTAAATCTTTTTTTTTCTTTTTTGCAACATTAATAGCTTTGCCTACTATTTTTTTACCTACACCTATTGCTGCACTTATTGCCATAATTTCTCCTATTTGACTAGAGGGGGATAAACCCCCTCATAGCTGTTAATCTCCTTATGCAAGAGCTACTGTTGTTACAGTAGTTGCACCTGTTTCAGAAGTAACTGTAATTGTGTCCATTTCGTGAGTACCACCTACACCGATTGAACAAAGGATAACATCACCTTTGCTTAATTCTTTGTAAGCAGAATTGAAATAACCTGAAGCTACAACAGCTGCTTTAGCATCACCATCAGTATAAAACCATAGTGAGTTTCCAGCACCCATTCCAGCAATTTTCTTAATCGGATTTGAAGTTGCGTATGCCATTATTTATCTCCTATTCCGCACACTTCTGTACTCTAATACCATTAGTATCAATTAGAATTGATCCCATGGATAGGTAAGAAGTCATTAAGTGAGATACCTTTTCAGGTATATAATTTACTTCAGTTCTAACTTCAGATCCTACACCTAGACCCATTGATGACTTGTGCCATGCAATAGTGTGTCTATCAGTAGAGCCAGATGAATCTAGACCAGAATGAACAAATACTAAGAAACCTAAGAATTTTTTCGCTGTGTAATTCATACCAGAGAAAGGTAATTCGTTAGATCCAATGTATTCCATTCTTGACCATTGATCATCATCAAGTAAGTTAGACCATTGGTTAGGGCCGATTGCCCAGTATCTTGAGCCATCATCAGGAACATCATTAGTTCCGAAAAGCGCTTGCATTTCTTGGAACTTATCTACGTTCATGTCAGTTGCTACAGTACCACCTTGTGCACCAGCATTATTAGCTAGTGTAGTAGCAGAACTCATAGCATCTGTAATGATTGAATCAGTTTTACGACCAAGAGCATATGCTGCATTATTTGCAACAACTGATCTTTCGTCAATATTGGTTTTAAGCTCGTCTAGTTTGTCTACGTAATCAGACGCATAGAAATCAGCTAGAGTTGCAGTTACATTTGTGTGAGAAATGTTCATAGCAACTACTTCTGCGTGTCTTGCTTTGCTTGTAGCTTCACCTGTTCCAACTTTTTGGAATTTTACAGATTCGCCACTTACTCCGTTTACAGTACGCACTAGGCTTTTTAGCTTACTACCCATTCTTTGATATGCCATATGCACTTCAGCTTCGAACTGAGTGATAAAAGCATTAGTAATAGAAGCAGACATTTTAACCTCCGTATGCTTGTTAAGTTTACCTAGATTGTCTCAGAGGAGTTTGATATGTTATCTTTACAGGCATATCTAGGGCCTTAGAGGTCTATTTATTCTTTACTGACATTTTTTTTAATATTTTTCAACTCACAAATATTAACAACATTTTCTTTAGGAATGACACAAGTATCACCAATATCTGTATCATTATATGTCATATACAAAATTAATACGTCATCATCATCTTTTAACACATATCCTTCACTATAATTTATAGCTGGTTTTAATTTTTTACCTTCAATAGGATCTAGCCATTCAGCAAAAGATTGTGCGTCACGCCAAGTAGCTTTAACTCGCCTTCTGATTTCCGT